GAAATGGGCAAACTAGTTCTGGGCTTTATAGCCTTTTTATTCCTATGGAATGGAATTATGAAGGGTTTATTGATCAGTATGGTCAACCAGTATTTGACACACCTGAAACGGAAGTTAAAGGAGTTTATGAAGAAATAATAGATGTTGGAATACTGGAACATTGGCAGAATGAAGTAGATGGATTAAAAAATGATCCTGATGCTTTAAATGAGTTCTACAGGCAATTCCCAAGAACAGAAGAACATGCTTTTAGAGATGAAACCAAAAATAGTATATTTAACTTAGCAAAAATATACGAACAAATAGATTATAACGAAGGTGTTAACAATAGCTCTGCTATAACTTCTGGTAATTTTCAATGGGTAAATGGTATTAAAGATTCTAAAGTAATATTTTATCCAGATAAAAAAGGTAGATTTAATGTTAGTTGGGTACCACCATCGCATTTACAAAACAAAGTAATACAAACACCACAAGGTAAAAAACCCGGCAATGAACACATGGGTGCTTTTGGCTGTGACAGTTATGATATTTCAGGAACTGTTGACGGTCAGGGATCTAAAGGTGCACTTCATGGATTGACTAAGTTTTCCATGGAAGACGCACCACCTAATCATTTTTTTCTAGAATATATAGCTAGACCTCAGACTGCTGAAATCTTCTTTGAAGATGTGTTAATGTCATTAATATTTTACGGTATGCCTATACTGGCAGAGAACAACAAACCAAGACTTCTTTATTATTTAAAAAGAAGAGGGTATAGGGGTTACTCAATGAATAGACCTGATAAAGTCTGGAATAAACTATCTACAACAGAAAAAGAGATAGGTGGTATACCAAACTCAAGTGAAGATATAAAGCAAGCACACGCTGCTGCTATTGAAATGTATATTCAAAATCATGTAGGATCGAAGCAAGATGGTAATTATGGTAATATGTATTTTAATAAAACATTAAATGATTGGTCTAGATTTGATATAAACAATAGAACAAAGTTTGATGCATCTATAAGTAGTGGATTAGCTGTTATGGCTTGCAACAGAAACTTATATGCACCTAACGTGCAAAAACAAAAACAAAAAATAAACATTGGATTTGCTAGATATAAAAATGAAGGCATAGCATCTAAAATAATAAAAGAACAATATGGCTGATTCAACTATTAAGAATTATTTTCCTAGTCAAGTAGCAAGTGATCTTGAAAAAATGAGTTCGGAGTACGGTCTTAAGGTAGCTAAAGCCATTGAGAGTGAGTGGTTTTACGGAGATTACGGAACACAAAGATTTAGAACTAACTTTGATAATTTTCACAGATTAAAATTATATGCTAGAGGAGAACAGTCTATACAAAAATATAAAGATGAGTTATCTATTAATGGTGATTTGTCTTACCTTAATTTAGATTGGAGACCTGTACCTATTATACCAAAGTTTGTAGATATTGTTGTTAATGGTATTGCTGAAAGAACTTATGACATAAAAGCTTTTTCTCAAGATCCTTATGGAATCAGTAAAAGAACTGAATACATGGATGAGATATTGAAAGACATGAGAACTAAAGAACTCAACGAACTTTCAAAGCAAGCTTTTGGATTAGATCTTTCAACAACTCCAGAAGATAAACTTCCAGATTCAGAAGAAGAGCTTGCGTTGCACATGCAACTATCTTATAAACAAGCAATAGAAATAGCAGAAGAACAAGCAATCAATGTTTTGTTTGAATCCAACAAATACGAACTAACAAAGAAAAGATTTTTTTACGATTTAACTGTATTGGGTATTGGGTGTGTTAAAAATACATTTAATACATCTGAAGGTGTAAAAGTGGATTATGTAGATCCTATGAACTTAGTTTACTCTTACACAGAATCACCTTATTTCGAAGATATTTATTATGCCGGTGAAATAAAAACAATACCAATAAATGAATTAAAAAAAGAATTTCCAAACCTTACTAATGAAGACTTAGAAGAAATAGCAGATCAACCAAATACAGTAGCTATACCAAATAACAGATCTTCTTACGATAAAACTGACAACAACCAAATAGATGTTTTGTATTTTAATTACAAAACATATATGAATCAAGTTTATAAATTAAAACAAACAGGTTCTGGTGCTGTTAAGGTTATTGTAAAAGATGATACTTTTAACCCCCCTATAGAAGTATTAGATTCTAACTTTGAAAAAATATCTAGATCAATAGAAGTTCTTTATGAAGGTGTTTTGGTGCTTGGTACTAAAAAACTATTAAAGTGGGAGATGGCAACTAATATGATGCGACCAAAAAGCGATAATGCAAAAGTTAAAATGAACTACGCTATTGTTGCACCAAGGATGTATAGGGGTAGAATAGAATCTTTAGTTGGTAGAATTACAGGATTTGCTGATATGATACAGTTGACGCATTTGAAGTTACAACAAGTTATGTCAAGAATGATNCCTGATGGTGTGTATTTAGACGCTGACGGNATAGCNGAAGTTGATCTTGGTAATGGGACTAATTACAATCCGCAAGAAGCATTAAACATGTTTTTTCAAACTGGTAGTGTAATAGGTAGGTCCTTAACTTCTGATGGTGATATGAATCCCGGTAAAGTACCTATTCAAGAAATAGCAAGTGGTAGTGGTGGAGCTAAAATGCAAAGTTTAATAGCTAATTACAATTATTACTTGCAAATGATTAGAGATGTTACAGGGTTGAATGAAGCTAGAGATGGTAGCACACCTGACAAAAATGCTTTAGTGGGTATTCAAAAAATAGCTGCAGCAAACTCTAACACAGCTACTAGACATATATTACAATCTGGATTATTTTTAACAGCAGAAACTGCTGAGTGTTTATCACTTAGAATATCTGATATAATAGAATACTCGGAAACAAAAGATGCTTTTATACAAAGTATAGGTGTTCACAATGTTGCTACGTTAGAAGAACTAGAAAATTTACATATACATGATTTTGGTATATTCTTAGAGCTCGAGCCTGATGAAGAAGAAAAAGCTATGCTTGAAAATAACATACAAGTAGCGGTTGCTCAAAAAGGTATAGACCTTGAAGATGCTATAGATTTAAGATTAATAAAAAATGTAAAACTTGCTAATCAACTTTTAAAAGTTAAAAGAAAAAAGAAGTTTGAAAGAGATCAGTTAGTCACTCAACAAAACATTCAAGCACAAGCACAAGCAAACGCACAAGCACAACAAGTTGCAGCGCAAGCAGAAGTTCAAAAACAACAATCACTTGTTCAAATAAATAGTCAGATGGAGCAATTAAAAGCTCAACTAGAAGCCCAAAAAATGCAACAAGAAATTTTTGCTAAAAAAGAATTGATGCAACTTGAGTTTCAAATGAATATGCAGTTAAAACAAATGGAAGTCCAATCATTTAAAAACAGGGAAAAAGAAAAAGAAGATCGTAAAGATGAAAGAACAAAAATACAAGCATCTCAACAGTCTGAATTAATTGATCAAAGAAAAAACGAGAAACCACCTAAAAACTTCGAGTCATCAGGTAATGATATACTTAGTGGCAATTTTAACTTAGGTAGTTTTGATCCTAAATAAAAACAATAAATAAAACAAAAATAAAATGGGTATAAATTCAACCGCAACATCTTATAGCTTTGGACAACTAGGTAGTGTTACTTGTCAAGACAGCAACACCTGTAGTTCCACCGCAAGGTATGGTAATAACTGCTATTCAGTTTTTAGCAGATAACACTCCTAGTATTTTAAAAAGTGAAAACCTAGGTGCTACAGGACCAAACTTTTTTTCAACAGAAGCAGCAGATCATATTAATTTTAATGGAGTTACAGAAGTTAATGTTACTGATGGAACTTATGCTGCTGGAGCCAACATAACTATAGCTTCTGCTGACACTAAAATTAAAGTAGGGCAATATGTTTTACTTATTGCTCAAGCAAATGACGCTGACTCTGGGATAACTCTTGATACAGAAACTCCAGTTCCAATATATGGTGGACCTAGTAATCAAGGAGTTTTTGTAACAGCTTACAATAATACAACTACATCTTTACAACT